GGTTAACCCTTAGAAGCTCTTCAAATTCCCCCAAATGGGGGATGGCCGGATTGACCCATGCCAGATATGGTCGCGGGGCCGGGATTACGCGGCTTTTTGCTGCGCTTTGGCAAATGCTGCGGCAGCCATGCCCTCGATCGAGCTGGCCACGGAGGCAAACTTATCGGGCTCATTGCCTAGCCGAGCCACCATGCGCAAAGCCTCGGCCCGGTCACCGGCGTCCAGCACCTCAAGGTAGCGGGCTAAAAACTGCAGACTCTGCACTAAGTTTTCTTCTTTATCTGTAGCGGGTAGCATAGGAGATTCTTGGGCTAGAGCCTGATTTGGTGTTAAGGATTGCGCCTCTTTGTGGAGTTGGTCGGCATGAATTGAAGTGGCTACGGTGGAGTGGTCTTGATCAAGCCAGTTTGGTTGATAACCTAGCGCCATTTCAACTTCTCGGCATGTATCGCCGTTAGGGTTTCGGTGTCCACTGATCCAATGATTTACTTGTGTGGGATTTTTTTTCGCTGAGGCGGCGAAATCAGCCTGACGGCCAGAAAACACCGTGTCGATCAGGTGTTTTAAGTTTTTCCGGCGCATGTCGCGCAACTCTATCTTGCTCATTTATCAACACTAACAAAATAAAATTTGGCGTTGCTATTTATCAATGATAAAGTTAGGCAATGAATCTCAAATCCTACTTTGCCACGAACAGCCAATCTGCATTGGCTAAGACGCTTGGGGTCACCCAAGGTGCCATCAGTCATTGGGTTAATGGAACGTCTCCCATCCCCGCCGACCGCTGCCCCGCCATCGAGCAAGCCACTGGTGGCCTGGTGCGCTGCGAAGACCTGCGCCCTGATGTGCTCTGGTCGGTCGTGCGCGATAACCAGAGCCCCACCGAAACCGTCCCTCAGGTGGTCTAAATGGCTACCCAAAAAACCACAGAAATAAGTTTCGAAGTTTCGGCTGAAGAAGCCTCGGTGCTCGATGGTTACTGCCAGGCCCGCGCTATCAAACGCACCGTGGTCTTGCGCCGTTTGCTGAAGGAGTGGAGTGAGGAAAAGCATCTTGAGGCAATCATGATCGTTCGCGTTGCCGGTAGCAAGCCGGAAGCATCCGGTGTAAACCGACATGAGTAAAACGCTTCCGCTTGTCAATTCGCAACGTCGCCACCCCGGTCGTCCGGCTGGCGAGGTCTATCTGGCGGTGCTGCAGGCCGCGCAAGCCCTGCGCACTGAGCGCACTTGCTACCAGGGCGCCACCTTGCGTGAGTTGGTCAGCCGCTCGTGCGTGGGCTACACCGTGGCACGGCAAATGGTGTCGGCCCTCAAGCGCCGGGGCCACTTGGCGGTAGTGGGCTCGCGCAAGGTAGCCAACCGCAACCGCCTGGCGTATGAGTACGCCCCGGCCAAGCGGGCTGACTTGTTTGATGCGTCAGACGCTCACGCGCTGGACTCGTGCATCGCGGGCTGGGCTCGCTAACCCCTTTATGACGATGACTCTAACCCCGGTGGCGTTGTCGCCGGTTTGGACAAACTCCCTCTTAATTTCTAGACCCACACTATGAACGACCGCACTCCCTTGCCTCCGATTAATTTCACCGCACTGGCCGAGGCGCTGTTGGCCCGTGCGGCTGAGCTGGTGAACAGTTGGTTGCCGGGTGGCACTCAAAGGGGCCATGAGTACATTTGCGGCTCTCTGTCAGGCGGTTCAGGCGACAGTTGCGCGGTCAATTTGACCACCGGCAAGTGGGCCGACTTTTCGACCGATGAGCGCGGGGGCGATCTGGTGGGTCTGTATGCGGTCATCAATGGTCTGACCATGGGTAAGGCTGCCGTGCAGGTGGCGCGTGAAGAGGGGCTTGAGGATGTGGCGGGTGTGCAGCCTGCGCGCTCTGATGCGGCCCCGGTGGTCAAGGTGGCGCGTGTGGCGCCTGCGCCGGTGGTGCGTGCGACTGAGGAAGGCTGGGTGGCTGTAGTGCCGGTACCTGCCCATGCGCCTGCAGCTACGTTTCACCACCCGTATCGCGTGCTGGCTGATATTGAGCACACCGCTACTTATGAGATTGACGGGGCGCTGCAGGGCTACGTGGTGCGCTTTCGCACGTCAGACGGCGGCAAAGAGACGTTGCCCTACACTTGGTGCACCAGCGCCAAGGATGGCGGGAGCCGCTGGCACTGGAAGACGTGGGATGAGCCTCGGCCTTTGTATTTCCCCGGCGGTGTAACGCCATTGGCTGCGGTCGAGGGCTGCTTCCCATTGCCCACCGTTATTCTGGTTGAGGGCGAAAAGAAAGCGGGCGTGCTGCAGGACTTGCTGACGGCCCATGCGCCGGGCGTGTACTTGGTTGCCAGTTGGTCGGGTGGCTGCAAGGCCTGGAAGAAAGCGGACTGGCACTGGCTGGCAGGCTGCACTGTGTTGCTGTGGCCTGACTGCGATGGCAAGCGCGTGCCGTTAACCAAAGCTGAGCGCGAGGACTGCGCTAATTTGGCTGACAAGGACATGGCCCAAGCTACCAAGCCATTGCTACCCACCCACAAACAACCGGGCATGGCGGCGATGTTGGGCATTGGGGCGCTGCTGCGTTCAGCCCATGGTTGCACAGTGTCTTTGCTGCCGATCCCTGAGCCACTCACGGTGGTTGACGGCTGGGACTGCGCTGACGCCATCAATACCAACGGCTGGACGGCTGAGCGGGTGCTGCAGCTCTTTGCTGGGGCGTTTGCGCTTCCGGCTGACGGCGCGGACGTGGAGCCAGTGCAGGCCGGAAAAAAATCGAAGGTCTCGTTGCCACTTGAGGGCGGCGTTATTGACGCTGGGAGTTTTATAAAGTTTGGTGGGTACGGCATCCCTGATTGGCTTACGCCGTATTACAACAAAGAGAAGAAATTCTGGATGGTCTCCCGCAAAATGGTTATCAAGATTTTGGAGTGTGACCTAAAGTTGTTGCCGGTGCTGGCCTACAACGAACTGAGCAACAGTATTCAAACCCGCGTGCTATGGCCGTGGCCGCATTCAAGGGTAGGTGATATGGCCTCATCGGCTGATCTACTTCTGGGGGATTACCTGACTGATGTGTATGGTCTGCCAAGCATCCCCCGCGCTCAGTTGAGTGAGGCAATTCAAACGGTAGCAAATAAACGCCGGTTTCATCCAGTGCGTGAATATTTGCAGGGGCTGAAGTGGGATGGCACAAGCCGTATTGATAAGTGGTTGATTCACATTTTAGGCGAGTCGCTTGATTCTCTGAGCCCGGCTATGGCTGAATATTTCCAGCTGGTTGGCCGGTATTGGCTGCTGGGTATGGTGAACCGTGTGATGGAGCCCGGTTGCAAGTTTGATTATTGCCCAGTGCTTGAGGGTAAAGGGGGCTTGTTCAAGTCCACGATGGTCAAGATTTTGGGTAGCAAAGATTTTTACAGTGACACGCCTTTTGAGGTTGGTCACGGCAAGGAGGCTCAGGAACAGGTGCAGGGCTTATGGTTGTATGAAATTGCTGAAATGGCAAATTTCAGCAAATCAGAGGTGGGCTCAATCAAGGCGTTTATCTCATCAGAGGTAGATCGTTATCGGGTCGCATATGGCACGACGGTGGAGAAGTTTCCCCGTCAATGTGTCTTGGTTGGAACGACAAATGAGAAAACTTATTTACGCGACCGAACGGGAAATCGGCGCTTTTGGCCGATTCCAGTAAAGCATGAAATTAACACGGTTTGGCTGCAAAAGTACCGTGATCAATTGTTTGCGGAAGCCTTTGAGTTATATGGGCAAAGGGTGCGCTACACGCCTAAGTCAAGCGAGGAAAAGCGATTGTTTGCACCAATGCAGGAATCCAGGTTGGTGGAATCACCGGTGCATAGTGAGCTACTGCGTTTGCTGACGCGTGATCCAACTGGTTCTGAGTCGGGCCTTATCGTCAATAACCTGGCTGACTTTTTGACGGTAGCACAGATCATAAAGGCGCTTGATGTTGATGTAGCTAAATCGACGCCTGCGCTTGATAACAATATCCGCAGCTGGCTCGAGTTTCAGGGATGGGTCTCAAATAAAAAACAGATACTTGGTGTGCGCAACAACGGCTATTCAAGGCCCGCTAAGTGGCCGTCTGATGAAGTTGAAAACGATATGGAGCGGACGCCTTTGAAGGCGGTGCTACCAACGACTGAGCCGGGCGACGACGAGCCGTTCTGATCATTCCAAATTCCATGCAAATTTTTACAACAAGGGCGATGACTAGGTGCTGTGGGCTGCTGCCCGTAGCACCAGAAACGCGCCGTGTTGCAAGCACTACCAGACGCAAGATTGGCAGTAGTGCGCCCGAAGGGCTGGGAGGTGCGCTGCGCCCCCATTGCGGTGCGGTTGCGGGGATGTCATCGGCTGCCCCCATGACCTGAAAGTGTCCAAGTGTCCATGGTGGCCAGTGGTTTGCATAGAGACCACCAGCAGCCTCAATCCCTAGGTAACTGGGGTTGAAGCTACTGCATTGCCAACTGTGGATTGGGTCAGTGCCCAGCGCCTTATCTCAAGGCGGGCAGGCACAAGCAGGCACACCCGCCCACGCGCTCGCGGGCTCATCCGTATCACTTATTTACTCTATATAAAAGGTTGGACAGTATGGACACTAGGACAGCAAATAATGATGTTTCAGCCAAGATTGAAGAGATCAAGCGGTTTATGCCTGTGACCTATGCTGCCATCCTGGCCAAGGCTGCTGTGATGGGCAATGAGGTGTTTGTGTGGGTGCGCCGGGGCTTGCGGGGTGAGCCTAACTGCTTCCATGCGATTGAGGGCAGGCGGGTGGTTGGTCAGCCGTTTGACAAGGGCGATGTGGGCCGTGAGCTGGTGCGCTGGCAACGGCTGTATGGGCCAGTGGATGTGGTGTTCTTTGCCAGCGAAGGAGTGTTCCGACATGGCACGCATTGAAGAGATCAAACACCGGCTTGAGAACTGGTCACGCTGGTGCAACTCTGACAAGTATGTGGCTAAGGGCTACCCAGCACAAAGCACCTTCTATCGTTTGATGTCAAAGTCGGGGTGTCGTGATGCTGAGTTGGATATTCTGGTGGACGATGCGATTGAGATCAATGCTGCCGTGCTGTCGTTACAGTTCCATAAAGCTCACCTCTACCTGGTGTTGATGCTGACGTATGCCCGCAACTGCCCCCGCCATCTGACTGCTTTGAAGATGAGAAAGGCTGAGTCAACCGTGTCCCAAAACCTGTGCGATGCAGACAAAGCTGTTGAAAGATGGCTTGAAAATAAAAAAGAAAGTAGTTTGTCAACATAGAGCCTCACTGCTACATTTCTGGCAAGCTGTGGAATTAGTGACAAGATCATTGATTCACCAACCCCTAAACCCCGGTCTGATTCACCTCTGCCGGGGTTTTTCTTTGCACTCACGAATAGGCGGCTGTGTCCTGGTGTGCATCGTATTAAGTGACACGCATGGCACTGGCGAGGCCTTTACGCAATCAATTAACCCATAAAGACTGTTATCAAGCGGCTCAATAAGGGAGCGCAGGACACCGTAACCTGCACCAAAACAACCATGCAGATTAATGTCCAAAGCAACATCGCTGAAGTGCTGGCTGGCATGGAGCGCTATAGGCAGGATGTAGTTGATAAAGCCATCCCTCGTGCGTTGAATCGCACGGGTGACATGGCACGCACACAAGCCTCAAGCGAGCTGCGCACTGATGGGTACAACTTCACATCCACAGAGATTAAGCAGGCCATTAATGTATTAAAGGCAACACAGGGTCGATTGGTTGCCACCCTCAAGGTCAAGCGTAAGGTGAAGAGTCTTATGCAGTTCAGCCCAAGGGAGTCCAAGGCTGGCGTGACAGTTAAGGTGCATGGCGAGAAGAAGCTGATCAAAGGCGCATTCATTGGGCAGTTACGCAATGGTCGTCAGGGTGTGTACGTCGAGGACAAGGCGGCTGGCAAGACGGTGGTGCGCCATTCCAAACAATACAAGAAGGGCGGCCGTGGCGGATGGCATGACTTCCCCATCCGTAAGCTGTACGGCCCTAGTGTGGGTGGCACCTACTCCACTGAACGCATCCAGTTGATCATGCAGCAGATGATCAGGTCAACCTTCTCTGAGCGCCTCGCGCATGAGATAAAGAACCTGAGCCGTTGAAAATCCCGGGTCCTTCCTGGCCGCAGAAAACGCGCAGTCCATGACCCCGAAAATCGGCTAGTTTCAGAATTTGCAGGGGGGTCATAAACATAAGGAATGCTGGCTATGCCAACACAAAAAGCAATCGCCGAACACCTGTCACTCGACCAGGCGGCAGTTAGCAGGCATATGGCCGAGATGGGAATTGCTTGGAAAACAGCGAGCATGGATTCCATTCGTGTGGCCTACATCCTGAAGCTTCGCACAGCTGCTGCAGGGCACACATCAAGCGATGGCGAAATGGACTTGACGCGGGAGCGCTCATTGACTGAGCGTGTTGACCGTGAGCTGAAGCTTTTTACGCTGGCCGAGAAGAAGTGCCAGTTGGTGAACTTGGAACAACTAGAGCCCGAGCTGGCGCAAATGATTGGCGCCTTTCGCACCGAGTTGTCAGCCCTGGGCGACAAGCTTAAAACTGAAATCGACGCACTTTATGGCATTGACCTGGATGCGCAATTAATCGAAGAACACATACGTGAAACCCTCGCCCAACTTGCTCGATACGACCCCGAGCGTGAAGGCGCTCGTGCGTCGTCTAGCGAAGTTGCTAGCGCCCCAAGAGAAGTTGACGACGACTGATTGGGCGCGGCGGTATCGGAGGATGTCGAGCAAGGCCTCGGCCAAGCCGGGGATCTACAACCCGAACATCACGCCCTGGGTGGCTGGGATTCATGAGGCGTTGGACGACCCTAAGATTTTCAAGATCGTTTGCCGCAAGTCGGCGCAGGTGGCTTGGACGGATGGCGTGTTGCTGAACTACATCGGGCGCAGGATTGATATTGATCCGGTGCCCATGATCATCATGTTTGCCAAGAGCGAAGCGGCCAAGCAGTTCAATGACGAAAAGCTGACGCCGATGGTGGAGGTCTCGCCCCGGCTGGCGGCGCGGATTCCGATTCACAAGGTGCGCGATCGTGACAACCGTTGGGACTTCAAAAGTTTTCCGGGTGGCTTCCTGAAGCTGGTGGGCTCCAACAGCCCATCAAGCGTGAAGTCCACCCCCGCCCCTGTGGTGGCGGTGGAGGAGCCGGACGATTGCAATAGCAACGTGAAAGACCAAGGGGACACGATCACGCTGCTTGAGGAGCGCACCAAGTCTTACACGCGGCGCAAGGTGATCTTTGGCGGCACGCC